GGGAACGTGAACAGCGCCTGGTTGGTCGGCATCTGGGTCGCCTTCCGCACCGGAACGCCGTACGCCCGCAGGTCGTCGAAGTTCTGGAGGCTGGAGTCGCCGTAGCCGGTGGCCCGCGCCGCAACGTTCGAACGGTACCGAACCTCGTCCGCGGTCGTCACCCACGTGCGCATCGCGCCCACGTTGCGGAGATAACGCTGCGGCAGAGCCAGTTGCGCATCCCGGAACGTGTTCGGGGTCAGACCCGCGTTCAGGTTGTCCACCACGTTGCTGACGGCCCGCTTCATGTAGCCGTTGCCCAGCGCCAGGAAGGCGTCGCCGGAAGCGTCGTCCGCATTCAGAGCCCACTCCTCCAGATCGAGCGCCGCCCGTTCCGTGATGAGAGTCATGATGTGGGTTTCGAGGTTGTCACGCTCGATGTTGTCTTCCAGCGTGGACTGGTGCAGGTGCACCTCGGCGATCATCTCCTTGGAGACGAGTTCGACCTGCCGCTGCGCCGAACGGCTACGGTCAGTCCGTGCCAGGTGCCGGTCGTTGGTCGCCGGGGAATCGCCCGCGCCTGCTGCGCCCAGAGTCGCGCCATTCAGCGAGTTCTGCGCAGCCTTCATGATCCGGCTGTCGAACCCGATGAAGTCGATCTTCCGGGTGTGGGAGTTCATGCGGACGACGCGCGCCTCTGCGAGGACGGTCGGCTGCTCCTGCACTTCATCGATGAAGCGGTCGGACTGCTCGGGATTGAGGTAGCCACCTTCGGTCTGAAGGTCACCGACGAGTAGGTCGGCGCGAGCGAGCACTTCCTCAGTTCGTTTCTTGCTCATGGGGGGATTACTCCTAGTTTAAGTGTAGCTCGTGCCAGAACTTACCTGGCTCGCCGGAAGATGGCCCCACGGTAGGGATCGTGGCGTGCGATCTCTTCGTCGGTCTCCTTGTCGGAGGTGTTGTCGGGGTCGTCTTCGCGAACGACAGTGGCGCTGGACAGGGCGTCAACCTTGCCTGCCAGACCGTCCACCCGCTGAACCACAGGAGCGAGTGCCTCGCCAATGGCGGCGGCTACGGCGGCTGCGATGCCCGCCGGGCTTGCGTCTTCGCGCTTCGCCTGTTCCTGCTTGTCCTGATACGCCGTTACCGCGGCAGCGGCGATCTCCTCGGCCTCGCTGCGCGTGAACACCTTCTCGGTATCCTCGGCAACCTCTTCGGTCACCTCCGCACGCTGCGTGGTCTCCTCGGTCTCGGTGACCGTGGTTTCTTTCTCAGAAGCGTCGGGGTCCTGCCGCTCGACGGTCTCCTGATTCTCAGTGCCTTGAGCTTTTTGCTCGTCGGGTTTTTTACCCATATCGGCAGTCTCCTTGGTTTCTTCAGAAGGGCTGTTTTCAGACGGAGCCGCATTATCATCACGAGTTCCCTGAGAATTCAAGTCCACCGTGACATTTGGTTCCGTCATTGCTCGGGGTAGGGCTGACATCAGATTAGCCAGCCACACCGCGAATTGGTTGAGGGCGTTCATGACGAGCGCCTGTCGATCTGCCAAAGGCAGGTACGAATAGAAGAGGATGTTGTCGAGGATGTCCCAGAGCATCCGGTTGGCCTCGCTCACGTCCCGCGTGAAGATCGCATCGGCCATCGCCTGGTTGAAGTCGATCATTCCCCAGCCCCAGCTACCGTACGCCTCCTCGATCACGGAGCGGTAGATGCGGGTCGGGATATCGCTGTCCTGCGTCTGGGCGAGAGTCACGGTAGCCCCGTCGATCTCGATCTCTTTGGAGCCTTCCGGCGGCATGACATCGTGCCGCATGAAGACGACGGACTCCGACAACTCCAGTCACTTGCCGATCTCGCTGTCGATCCCCCGCTCCTTGAGCCAGTTTTCTCCGAACTCCTTGTCCGGGAAATCGAAGCGCAGCGCGGTAATGCCGGGATGGTCCGGCTGCTCGGGGATGCCGCGAGTCAGCGAGGTGGCCTCGATCAGAGCGACTACCCCGTTACCGAGATTGATCGGTACGGTCTTCTCGTCCCCGGCGAGGTTCTTGCGGCGGTACTCAATGCCGCCATCGCCTTCCACGATATCGTAGTCGTCCGCCGACAGCCCGAAGCGTTGGAACACCTCTTCGGCCTGAGCCATCTCCATGTCCGCGGGGAGCCGAACAGTCAGGAGTGCGGGGGTATCGCTCGTGCGGCGACGGCGGCGACCGCCCGCGTCATCGCGCACGATCTTGAAAGGGGTACGGTTCGCGGGAGCCTTGACGATGGAAAGGAACTGCGGTTCTTTCAGGTCGAGAAGCTGACCGTCCCGAACCTCGGCAGCATCCGCCCGCTTTACCGAAACGATTTTTCGCCTACGCCGCTGCGCCATTTGCTAACTCCTCATACACCAAGTAGCGGTGTCGATGCGTGTCCGCATCATCATAGTTCGTGAAGGTATGGTTTGTGATGGGGTGGTCGTGACCGTTCTCTACGGTGGTGCCCCCGGTAATAACCCTGCCCTCTACGTTCACCCGTACGTAGAAGCGATGCGTGTGACCATCTACTGCGTCGGGCTGAGTAACACCTGTGATGTCCCGAGACGCCGGGACCACGATCTCCACCGGGAGGACCGAAACGAGAGCTTCGTAGGAGAAGCCGTTCAGTTCGCCGGAGAGTATATCATCCCATATCTGGTCGTCCAGTACGTGGATGCCTACTACCCAGGACCCCGGCACGAACATATTGTCACCCTCGCGGGCAATGAACGACTCCACTATCCGCACACCTTGAGAGACATCGTCGTTGTCGTGGCGAAGGTCGATGCCGAACCCGTTAATCATGAAGCCGTATGCGAACTGCCTCACCGACTCCGGGGAGTGCAAGTCCCCGTAAACATTGGGGACGTTGGGGATCAGAACCTCCGCAAACGCGAGGCGTTCGAAGCCTTCGTCGTCTACAGAGAACCTGATCGTGTCTCGGGTGAAGTGCCGCATGGTGGGCGAGTATATGCCCCTTGCAAACGTTTGCAAACCCTACACGGCTTTCACAAGATCGAAGATCAACATGCCCTGAATACCTGCGCTGTCGTTCGGGATGTCGCCGTGTATCGTGAGGGTGGACGGATTGACAGGGAAGGTCCAATAGCTGGTGTTGTCTACCGGGGCTCCATTGAGCTTAATCTCCGCTCGGTGTTCCTGCTGCCCCAGAGACGCTCCGCTGGTGGTCGCTGCGGAGACATCGAGGTCAAAATATATCCACCGCATCCTGAGGTAGTCGCCGCTGGCGAACAGCCCAAAATAGTTGGATAGATCGAAACCGCCCGGATTAACAGAGATGGTGATGTTATCCACGTTGCTCGGTAGCGCGGACCCGTTGGCGTGCCACCTCATGCCATTCGAGCCCGGCTCAGTCGGGGTGGCGGTATTGATGTGGCCCTCGCACTGGACGGTGTACGCCAGCGTGTTCGCCCCCATCATGTTGAAGAACTCAGCGATGTTGTAGAGGTGGACGTTCGTACCGCTCGGCCATGAGGTGGGGACGGTGGTACCCAGGAAGCCCCGCTTCTTGGCCTGCACGAGTGTGGCGGAGAACGAGCCCTGCAATAGCACGTACTCGGGGTTTGCCTGAGTGACCCCGCCGTCCTCCAGAACGGCGACACAGACTTGGTTGTTGCCGTTGTTGAGTTGTGTGGTGGTCGGAAACGCGCTGCCGTCAGGACTGCTGAAGCTCAAGTTCGTCGTCGCGTTGGACAGCGAACTCGAAAGCTGAACCGACACAGTGTTGCGTACTTGGAACATCTCTACGCCCTCGCGCTTTCGATGGACGACACGTTGCCATTGCTGGCATCCTTAGCCCGCTTCGCGTTCGGGTCCGTCTCTTCGTCCGTCTCCCCGATGTCCCCGAAGTCACCCATCACACCGATCATGCGGATGCTCATCTGCAACGGACGATCCATCCACTCATCCCAACCTTCCTGTTCCTCTAGCGGGTACTGAGGCATGTTGATCTGGAGGTGCTCGTTGATGACATCGATGGCAGTCCGCGGCGTGACCGCGCCCATCTGGTTCATGGCGCTGAGCGCCTTCACAACTTCCTGCGGAGCCGTAAGCTGGGGACCTCTCGATTCCAGCTTGACCGTCTTCAGGCCCAGCCCGTGGTCGCTGTTGATGAGCGTCTTGTTCAGGTTCTCGTCATGCAGCGCCCGCTCCGGGTTGAACACCTGCATCTCAGCCAGGAACGCTGACACATTCGCCGTTGCGAAGGTAACGTCCTGAGACATCCCCAGAATGACGGGGGGTAGCCGAAAAGCCGATCTGATTTTGGCCTGGTTTGCTTCATCGTACGCCTGGAATAGTCCGTCGCTCTGCCGCTGGTCAGCCATCTTCTCGATGCTGATCTTAGCGACCCCTTTGTCGTCCAGTCCTTCGGATTCCGGGATCGCCTCCAGAAGCATGATCTGGTTCTGCTTGCCTACACCGCCCTGCTCGACGATGCGTTTGATCTCCTGATACGACTCACGTGTCAGCCTGCCTCCACTGATCGTGATGATCGATGGGGGGATCGTATTGTCCTGAAAGTAGCGGACGTTGACCGACTCCGCTTCTCGCGAACCGAGAATGGCGGGAAGCTGGGTGATCCAGCGAGGGACGCCGTACACGTCTTCCGACTCTTGCTTGAAATGCAGAATCTCTGTCGCCTGGTACTGCTCGGCAATCCGTCCGGTGCCGCGGCCCTGGTACTCGCCCGTCCGCCAATCCATGGTGCGGGGGTCGCCCCACTCCTTGAAGAACGTCACCTGACCGCCGATCTGCTGCTTGTACTTACGGAAGCGTTTGCGCTCGGTGATCTCCACCCGCTCGCCGCCGCCGCGTATGATGGAGCGGGTTACGCGTACGGGCTTCTCCTGCTTACCTAAGGCGCGGACGGTAGTTACGTCTACGCCGCGGAGCAGTGTGGGCTTGCTCTCGCGGTTGCGGATAACCTCGTACATCATGTACCCGTACTTCTCGTACAGGAATATCTGACGGCGGGCGATCTGCATCAACGACTGGTCCACGTTGGCACGGGCGACCCATGTCGTGAGCATATCTTCTTCGTCGGGATCAACCTCAATCTCGGGATCGACAGGGACAACCTTGAACCCCCATCCTGCGATGTTGGTAAGCATGGCGTTGATGCACTGAGGGAGCGTGTTCGACTGCTTGTAGACGCGGTCGATCATGGCCAGCGAGTAAACCGGGGCAATCTCCGAATTCTCAGTAGAGACGAAGTTGGTGCCCTGCTTGCCGTCTATCTGTCGCTGCCTGGATTCGTCGGCCCGCCTTATCGAATCCAGTATGCCGAACGCCCCGCCGTCGCTGCGCTGGATGACGGACGAGCCTAGAGAGATTCCCATTCCATCAGTGATCTTACGCCTTCGCCGCGTCGCCATTGCGCTTCTCCTTGTTGGGCGCGTACACGAAGCCCATGTCCCGCAGGACTTTGTTGATCTCGACTTCGGTATTGTCCGGGTGAACGATGAACAGCGTGACCAGCCAGCCGCCGCGCCCTTGGGAGTACACATTGATCCGGCAGCGCCGGTTGCGAGTCATCTTGCGAACCTCGCCGCGAACGCGGCCAGCTTCAGCGTCTTCGTCTTGCTTGTAGGCAGAGGGGGTATCAACGCCCATGAGGCGAGCGCGTACCCGTTTGTACAGGTCGTCTATGTTGAGGTCTACGAGCAGGATGAGGTCGTCACCTGAGATGACCTCTCTGACTTCGCAGTAATAGGAGGGAGTTACGTCCTGCTTCACCATGTCTACCCGGACCGATTTCCGGGCAGAATATGAGAAGTTGAAATCGTTTGCAAATACTAAGATGCAGTTCGTCGTCGCCGTCGAGACGTTTTCTGCAACGGAGGTGCCTTTCGTCGGCGAGCCGGGGGCTTTATGCCCTTCTCCACCCGATCATGCTCTGCCTCGGTTTCCTCCGTACCACCGTTGTACTCATACGGCATCCCCGCCTGCATCCATAGCCTGGCCTGGGTCCGCGCCCATGGCGAACAGATGTTGTACTGATCCCCGTTCGGGCGTAGGTGATCCTTGCGGGTACACCAATGGAGCCAACCCGCGACGTACGCTTCGATGGACCGAGAGCCTACCTCGACGTACTTTGCGAAGTTGTCTGGGCGGATACAGTTGACCCATACGAGGGTCTCGTCCTCCAGCTTAGGCTTTACTCGTTTTCTTGCCACCGACCTTCCTCGCCTTCGGGTTGGGTTTGCCGTACTTGCCGTGCATGGTGTTCTTGCCCATGCGGAACGGGTACAGCGAACAATTCGTCGTGGTGCATTCCGCGATGAGGTGGACAGAGCCGCCCATACACTCGACGCAATGCGACCGGATGCCGGTAAGCGGACTGTTCACCTTCTCCTTGTAGGACGCGATGATCCGGTCCTCGGAGTGCACGAACTCATCGGCCTCCGGCTCGGGGGGTAATTCCTCGACAACCTTTCTTCTTCTTCTAGCCATGTGAATCTCCTTTGAACCATTTCGGTTCCTGCTCTCTCCATAACAGCCGCGGGTACGTCAGGTCTGCATAGCAAGCCAGGATTTCCCAATCCGGGTTAGCGAAGCGTTGAACGGCAACGATGATCGCCGGTCGGTGCTTACCTATCCCCATGGGCAAAGTCATACCCACGAAACTCTCGAAATCTTCTCCCGCCAGGAATGGCTGCGTGTCGTACGCCCACTCAAGGTCTTCATCCTGCGTAGCGATGAGTACCAACTCAGATATGACCGGGTTTACCGCGGTGCGTACCGTGCCGCGCCTGAGATTGAATACCGCCCTAGGCCCCTGGAGTTTCGGCCTGACGGCCAACGCATCCAGAAATTTCTCGATCATCCCCCACGTACTTCCGCCAGTTCTTTCTCAAGCTGCTCGATCTTGAGGGTCTGGTCGCTCAACGCGCCCTTCAGATCATTCATGAGATCGCGGTCGATGACGAAGTGCACGTTTACTTTGTGCGTGGCCTGCTGTAGCCGCTCCACCAATCCGGCGTTGCCTTCGGCCTCTTTCTTGTCGGCCGCGATCTGCTGAAGCCAGGAATCGGCAAGAAGCAGCGTTTTGCGGTGGAACGTACACAGGTGCTTCTTGAAGCGCGATACGAACCCGGTGGAGTCCGACTCGCAGAGGGGGAACTCACACCTCGGAGGCCGATCAGGCGCTCGCGGCGGAAGGAACGGTGTGACGTTGTTGTCGGTCATGGCATTCTCCAAGTGACTGCTAAGTAGGTGGTAGGGCCTTCCTGCACGTGGCGGGTGAAATACTGCGTGTCCCGGCCCTCGCGGAAAAACGCATCATTGAACTCTTCCATGTACCCTTCACGCATTGCAAAGAGCATGGTACCTGCGCCGGTCTCCCAGTTGTTGGTGGCGATGCCGTCTTTGTACAGGTGCTCAAAGACGGCATCCTGCTCGGTGTTGCATCCGTGCCCCGCAACGATGGACAGATTGTACTTGCCCAGCGCGGTGTAATAGAACTGCATGAACCTCGACATGGCGAACGCTACACGGGCGAACTTGCGATAGCCGCTGCTATTTACAGGCGGGCGGTTATGTCTCCCGTCATTCAGACGGGAGGGGTCCCTGAGGCAGTCGAGCAACGTGAGGTACCTGCCCAGCCGTAGATGGTGAAACTGCTGCCTGCCGCCACCGTGGTAGGAAGGGAAGCCCTGCCCTCGCCATCCGAACTTCGCCAGCCCATCCCGGATAGTCTGCTCGCCGGGGATGCTCCGGTGCTGGAGGTACATGGGTTTCTGCTGCGGCTGTCCGTTCCACCTGTTCTCGTAGAAAGCGCGGCGCTCCTCCTTGTACGGCTCGCTGGCTTTCGTCGCGATACAGATACCGGGCGACTCCGAATAGGTAATCATCCGGCTGAACCCGTGGTTCTTCGCGATATCGCAGGCGAGCATGATCGGCGAACACTCGGCTGACTCGTTCTCCTCCCATACTTTGGTCGAGTTGTTGCACTTCGGGGCCAGCCATTCGTGTGCGATGAAGTCTACCGCCGCGCCGTCATCCCAGCGGTGGTAGCTAGGGTCGTCCGGGTTGCGCCACTTGACTATCTTCTTCGATAGCTCCGGGTCGATGAACCCGTACGTGAACGACATATGCCCGTACTCGGCCCAGAGCACGTCCAATAGCGCAACCAGCGAGTCCCGGTTAGCGTCTATGGTCTTGTCCCTCGTCGGGTAGCGGTTGGTGAATCCGCGACGGACGATGCTGTCGTTGAACATGAAGTCCGACAGCAAGAAGTTGTCGCTCAGTCTGATTTGCCATGGATTCATATGTGACCATCCCTGCGTTTCATAGCCTGCTCAATCTCCACTTTGTACTCTGGGAACGCGGCTACCAGAAGATTCATTTTGTCCTCGACATCGCACACACCCTCTACCGCGTCGTAGAAAGAACGAATCGAGTCCCGTATGTTGCCCGCGTGCAACTCAGCGTTAGCGATGGACGCCGAGTCCCGCAAGTCGGCTACCGTGCCGACGATATGAGTTAAGAGCACGGATATCTGCTGCTCCCGCTGCTGCGTCTCCTCCATCTTAGCGACCTTGGCCTCTAGCTGACTGATCCGCACTTCGTCGCTAGGCTTCTCGCGACGGCGGTTGATCCGCATGTTTCTCTTCTTGTCGTTCAACCTCAGTAACCCCTGGTCCGTCGCCTGTTAGGGCTGAAAATTTCGTTGGTGATATCCTTCACCTTGCGGGCGCTCTCTTTCATCTCTTCCTCCCCGTCGATGACGGGTACCCCGTTTTTATCGAGGAGCCCGTTCACTCTCGTCCGGTATTCGACAAGCCGGTGCTTCATCACGTCAATCTCCTGCCGCAACTCGTCCACCTGATAGGCGAGGTTCATGATGGTCTCGTCCTTCTCCGCGACCGCCGCGGCTATGCGCTCGACAATCTCGGCTTCGACAGCGAGGCGGATGGCCTCGGCTACCGGCTTCTCTCGTTTGGCTATTCGTCGTCGTTTCATGTAGATGACCCCGGCAGGACGAAGTATGGGGATACTCCGGGTCTGTGTGTCCTGCCGGGGCCAAACCTCCTAAGCCACTTTGACCTTGTACCGATTCAACTCCCACTCGGTAAGGTCCTCTTCCAGAATGATGATCTCTTCCTCGTTCCGCTCCCCGATGAAGCAGTAGATCGCGTCCTTGGGTACCCGCAGATGGATGACTTCCCCGGTAGGCTCGTTGTAGGGCCGTTTGGCGAAAAACCGCGCTATACCCTCGTCCAGCGTATGCGACCAGCCTCCGTCGTTGCAACCGCCCCGCCAGAGTTCCACCGTCTTCGGGAGTTCCTTCATTCTCTTCTCATCGGTATCCGACATCCAAAGCCCACCCGCGGTGCCTGCCTTCCACAACTTCTCCCAGATTTCCAACTCCTGCGGGATATTCTCATTGTCCGTCCATGCCTCGCGCACCATACCCCAAAACCGCCACGGCTCTTTGTCATGAAGATTCATGCAGGCTTCCCATAGCGGCTCGATGAGCCCATCCCACGCATCGGGGAACCCCGGCGGCGCGTCAATGTCGCCACCGTCGAGCCATTCGTAGATGTGGTTCATTATGTTGGCGCGGTAGGGGCGCTCGTAGAGCCAGAGAATCCCGAATGGCTTGCCGGTCTCGATCATGCGCCGCAAGCCTTGCTCTTTCTGGCGGATGCATTGATTAGCCCATTCGTGCCAGATGGGGTGATAGAAAATCTGATGGTATAGCGGGTGGCTTAACAACGGGATGTAGAAATCGCTCTCAGCGTCCTTCGCCCGCTCCGCGCCGTCCGTGTAGATCGCCTCTCCGAGGAGACTGAGGTCCAGCGCCTCGTGTCCGGGTGGATTGGTCCATTCCCGGCCCATGTGCTTTGCAAATTTGAACATTGGTAAGTATCCCCATACTTAAATCCTTGAGCATTGTGCCATATAGAAATCCTTGGCGCAAGCCCAGTTATGGGGATAAAAAAAGGCCCCCGAAGGGGCCTCAGTCTCGCCGAGACTAGAATCAGCCGAAGGCGACGACGGTTACCACGTCGGCGTTGGCGACATCCACCGCGCCCGCATTGTCGGGGAGAACGGTGTTGCCCTCGATGGTCACCCCGCCATCGTACAGCTTGCCCGCGATGACGACGTAGGCCGTCAGTACCGGGAAGTTGAACGAGAACAGGAAGTTGCTGTTGCTGACCGTACGGGTATACGAGCCCATCTTGGCTTCTCCCTTGGGTGCGCCGGTCAGAGCCGCCGCGCCGTTCAGGAACGAACCGTTGGTCATCGTCTCCGCGGTAGCGAACGCCTTCGGCTCGTCCCACACGAATACGACTACGTTACCGGGCGCTACCTGGGCGCGGATGCCGTCGCCGATACCTGCATCGCCAGCCGCATTGAAGCTGTTGATGATGTCGGTGCAGATGGTGGCCGCGACGGTGGGGGCGGTCAGACCGATGGAGACCGTGCCTGCCGTGGGGCTCGCGGTACGGAACGCGTTGGTCGCATCCGCGTGCGTCGCCGGGGTGGTACCCAGAGCACCGCGGGAGAGGCTGAGCGTGTTCACGTCGGTCACCTTGATGACTTCCATGAACTCGCTGCCCATCAGGATGAACTGACCGACCGACGCGCCGTGCGCCGTCAGAGTGACATCGACCAGAGGGTTCGTGACGTTGTTGAACTCGCCGCCGCTCGCGGAGCCCGCCGCCGTGAGGGCGGTCAGAAGCTCGTAGGTATGGCCGTTGACGCTGATCGTCTGGCCGGTCGTTGCCGTGCCAGTAACGCTCAGTTGGGCCTGGGCCGGGGCACCCAGATTGGCGGCGAGGTCGTGAACGGCCTGCCCCATCAGTGTGTGCTTGCTGATTTCACCGAAGATGTTTCTGCTCATTGCTAGGTCCCATTTGTTATCGGGAAGGGACCTTCAGTCTATGAAGGATTGCAATCGTTTGCAACCTACGAGATACGTACCGAGAATAGCCCCAGCGAATTTACGTGCTGCACCTGCAACGCCTGTCCGGTATCCCCCGCGGTGTTACCGTAGATATCGCTGGCATCTATGGTGGCCACTATCTCTTCCGCGCCTACTAGATAGACGGCCATAGAACCCAAAGCCATACGCGAAGCCGCCCTCGGGCAGCTAACTACCGAATATCGAGAAGGTGCAGTACCCGGAGAGACCTCGAACAAAACTCTGGTTAGGCGTTCTCTCACGTCGTAGTCGAAATTCAACCGCCCTTCCGCCACACACATCTGATGATCGCGCTCAAACCCCAGCGTGTCTTCGCGTACAGCTAAAATGTCTAGCTGAACAATAGCCCGGCTATCGAAGCCCGCGCCGAAAGACCTATCGGCAAAGAGCCTAGGCAGGTACTCACTACGGGGCTGCCATCCGCCAGGGTGTAGCGGACTTTGCAAACTGCAAAACTGCACGTTGAGTGCCCGGTGTACAGCCGGGCTGTCTGCCATGGCACCCAGTACGGTACTGAATGTGTTCTCCTCAAAATTGTGAACCGGGCGTATGGCCTCCTCCCGCGCCGCAGCAATCATACGTAGTGGGCCTATCGGCTTAGAGTCCAACCATTCGGCATCCGCCGCATCTCGCTCAAGAGAAAGAGAAAGTGCCTCCCTGCTTTCGAAGATGCGGCGGGCAGCATCGCTGCCCAACCGCACAGACATCTCATCCTGGGTCTGGATACCTTTCGGTTTCCTGACGATGAGTTTCTTCATTTCTGCGTGTCCTGCTCCAGCATGACATCGACCTTACGCTCGACCCGCTCTACGCCGTCACCGACTTCGGTGATCGAGGTAGACATGGCCTGTACGGCTTCGTCGCTGGGGCCATTGACAAGCTGAGAGAGATAGTCAATCTGTCCGCGAATGACCGCGATGGTCTCCTCGATACAGAACGCCTGCTTCTCCGCTTTGTTCCCCTTGAACTGCTCCGCAACTACCTGGCCTTCGATCTCCCTCACGGTGAATGCCATGCCGTCGCGGTACTCCGCGATAGCACACTTCATCTTCGCTCGGGTGACAACATGCCGTTCGGCATCCGCCAGCGCATTCTGGAAACACTTCTGGTTCATACCTGCCCACTGAACGAGACCACCGCCGCTGCCGTTGCCGCCGCCGATGTGGTTTGCAGTCAGGCATCCCTCGATGTTGACCGGGGCCATCATCAGGTTGATGTACTGCGCCTTGTTCTTCGTGGTAAAGCTGGTCTCGTCGCCTGCTACGCTGACATCGGTAGGCGCGGAGAGTGTGTCTCCCGATCCTTCCGCAGCGGCGGGCACGTTGACTACGACATCTCCTACACTGGCCGTGGCGGCACCCCCGGTTGCTTCCGAAGCGGAGACTGCCGCGGCGTTAGCCTTGGAGCCAGCCGCAACGACGGCAACAGGTTTCGCCTTGGGCGGTGGTGGTGGATTGTTGGTAGCGTTGGCCGTTGCTGCCATCAAAAGCAGCGCGAGTATTGCAAACGATTTCAATCTGAATCTCCTCAAACGTGTTTTATGTACTGGAAACTGAACCGGCGCCTCAAGTGCACCTGCTCTAAGAACGGCTCCTCCCGGAGCAGCATCCGAATTCTGGGAACCTCCGACAGCAAATGCAAGACAGCCTGTTTGACATCGTCAACCTGCGGGTCCGTCCCATACATATGCAGCCAGATATCCGAGTCCATTACGGTCCTCATGTGTCTTTTTGGTACACCTTCTCCTTCTTCCCATTCAAACGTAAAACGCAACCCCGTAATGTCTTCATACAGTCCGGGGATGCTCTCCACTTTGACGTTGGCGTCGAAAAACCGGCGAACATAGTTGCCGATAACGAAATAGCTATTCTCCGAAAGGATTGGATCAGCCACGTCCATGCCCTCGTCGTCTTCGTCCATGCCTCCTAATCTCCGCGGGGCTGCGCAACTTCGGCCTATAGCCGGGGATGCGCTCCGCCTCCCAACGTTCGATTGCCGCTAGTGTTGCCAACCAGCGATTCTCCATTATGACGGCCAAAAATCGTTCTCTGGCCCCACGGTAGTATTCAGCTATCTGCATACCGTCGTTACTAGACCTAACCTTCGCGTCAATCCGCTCCAAGTCCACGGCGACGAAGACACGCTTCCCGTTGTAGGGGAAGCCCTCGTCCATGCGGATCACCGTCATTTCATGTTCAGACCGCTTGCCTCTCCATACTCCGCTGTCGTGCCTGGAGTACCCATAAACTCTGCCGAACGCTACCGAGGTCACCCCGCTCTCCGGGTCATCAAGTAGACAGGCGCATAGCTCAGCCCACATATCCCCCGGCCAGTTACCGCTGCCGTGGATCATCATCATCTTCCTCCATCGACAGGATGTTGTAGTCCTTGGTTATGACTCCCTTGTTTTTGTCGCCCCGCCATTGCGGCTCGATCCACACCTGCGTTTCCCCGGCGTGCGGCCCGCTCTTGATCGGGTTCTTGTAGTGCCGCCAAAATCCGCGAACGGCATGGAAGCGCGGTGACCCGCGAACGATGCCTGAAGCGGCTCCCGACACCCGTTTAACCGCAAATGGGTCCACGTCTATGACGTGGTGCTCATAGAACACCCTTCTGCCCTTCGGCTTGGGCATCCCTCGTTTCCTGGGCGCTAAACCAGGGATTGTTCGTACCTCGTGGGCCGACAACGTCCATAACAAGAAGTACACGGCGGTGACTAAATTTCTCTGCAAGTTGCGGTCGCCCGACTCGTTCCCCCAGTACATGGGGTTGAGGTTGCAGAACGGCGGGTAGGCGGCAATGCCGAAATTCCGGTCCTCCAGCGTCGCGTGCAACTTGAGATGAATCTCAATCGGCCAGAACGACAACGGCTGCGATACATCTCTACGGCCCAGAGCGTTCATCCACATCCCGTCCGCCCGGTAGACGCAGGGGAGGATTGAGACGAAAGAGTCTCCGGGCATGATGCCCGCGCTTTCGTAGGCATGGCGATACGTGACCAGCCCTTCGTCCGACTTCCGGTCGCAATCGACTAGCAGAACGAGATCGCAGTTAGGAGCCCATTCATTCAGAACGAAAACGCAATGCTCAAACGGCGGCGACATCGGGGTAGACAATACCCGCATGGCAATCTCGTCAGCCGCGCCCGCTGCCTGCTCTCTCCAGTTCATCTTGAATTTGAAAGCGTTGCGCAGCCGCCATGCGTTCTCTGCCATGTTTATCGTGTACTGGAGATACTCCTCGCCCCAGTCTTTCTCCGAGAGCATGTTGAACTGCTGCTCGTTGAACGCGAAGCCTCTCCCCGGCTTCCGGGAACGGCCCATGAAGTAGTCTTCCCACTCCTCTAGGAACCGGAGGAGCAGGTCGAATCCACGACCGAACGACTTAGGTGTTTTCTTCTTGTGTGCCATCTTGGCGTCCCTTCAACCGTAGTTTACGTGCGGACATGCCACCGCCGAGCATGTCGATCAGTTTGTCTACCCGCATCCCCTCGCCGTGAAGCAGTATGCGTGCGTGCGCCAACTCGGCCCGAAGTCTTTCGTTCTCCGCCGCTAGATGGGCGACTCTATCACTTAGCTCTCCGATTGCAGGGTCCGGTGCCGCCTCCTGCCAGCCCTCCGGCCTGCATCCATCCCGCCAAGCATCCGTCATGAGTTTCTCCATGGCTTCGAACGTCATACTGAAGCACGGAGGGCGTACTACCTCATCGCCCACATCCGATGTGTGGTAGAACCGCACAGGCTCTATGCGGAGGTCCAAATGACGGTTACCGGGTACCTGCCAGAAAGCCGATATCTCCCACCGACGCTTACGAATATCTTTGGCGGTGCGAAACTCCAGATCGTCGCCGGCCACCTCGTAGAGCCGGATGGTCGGGGCGTCAGAGTTATCGGTAGTGTCTGATAGCTCGACAAACGGATTCTCGTTCTCAGACATTTCTTCCTCCGATCCTGATGCGCCGCCGAGGTTTGTGACTGACCGGCGTTTCGGCCCCCGGACGCACAGTGCGGAACTGCCTCTTCAAAGGCTCAGCTTGCAGGTCTCGCCATTTGGGTATGTAAACGTCCGGGTGCTGCTTGAGCCACTCCCGGTACTTCCTGACAGCGGTCGTGTGCCATCTGAAACTCTTGTTCTGCGTAACCAACGTCGAACGGACCTTGCCTTGAAGCCAGCGAAGCTCCCTGGCCCGTGCAGGCGCTACGGGTAGAGCTATCGGTATCTGCAACCGACTGGTGGCTTCCCGCATACCGTTGTTCCCGGTGTCCACGACTGGGAGTATTAGATGCTCATTAGCTCGCGCATTCAGCGCATCGAACAAATCGCTGGTATCCGTCCTGAGAGGGGCGGCGAACAGTAACGAAACGTTCGCTATAACTTCGGAGGTGACAGACCCCGAAACTGCGCAAGCTATGATCCCAGCCTCGTTGGTGGCGACGAGCCACTCCAACCAAGCCAGAGAACAAGGGGCCAGGAATTGCTCTACGTTCGGCCCGCAGAACCATTCGTTGTTGTTGAGACGACGAAGGTGCCCGTTCCAATTGATGCCAGTATCCATGTACTTTCCCTATACCCGATACAAGGATTTATATACTACCTACTTTCGGCGACGGCGTCTAGCCTTCCGCGGCGGGGCCTTTGAGATACCCCATTCCTTACGTAGTACCTGCGCCGTAGCGTAGAGGACGGCCGCGAACACAACGCTCTCGGAATTCTCCAGCCGCCGGATGAACCCTTCCCGGTCGGTCTCTGCCAGATTGATCGCGTCCTCGACCGCCTCTTCGAACCACGGCTCGCCCTTAAAGGTGGTCATAGTCGCGCAACTCCCGCCCGAGATACGCCACCCATGCTACCCCGCAAGCGACGAACAACAGAAAGATGATGAAGCCGATGAGTACGTACTTCATCGCTTACCCTTCCGCTTGGCCCGCACGACTACCGGCTTCCCGGTGTAGGGGACGATGGGTCCGCGGAGGGCGCACCATGCGAGGAGCCGATTGAAATACTCCAGCGCGTCTGCCTGCCCGTGCTCTGTCGCGATGGAGGAGAACTCCACGTTGTGCAGGACCAAGCCGCAGGCGAAGAAGGTAGTCACTCACTTCCCTTCTCCCGATTCATCCGCCGATACCATGACGACCCAGTGCTGGTTTTCTTCGTCAATGTCCCGTAGCAGATTTCTTACTTCTAAGGTCGCAAGGCTCAGCAGGTTCCTTGATCTGTCGAACTGACGA